AGGAGATGGAACGGAACGAGTACGCCGTCAAGGAGCAAAAATATGGGAGGAACATCCTTATGAGGAGGGAACATATCAAGTAATTCGTGTCGTAACAGAGTATGGTTCGACACGAATTGATAATGAGGCGAAGTGGTGTCGCTACACGGTTTCCTATGTAGAGGGAGAGGAGACTCCTTATCCATTCAAGTATGACCGCTATGCGGAGCACGAACAAATGGTGGAAGAGATGCACAACAGAATGATGAAATTATGTAACAAAGAATAAAAAAATCCATAAACATTATTTTTCAATGGAAAAAAGTGTAAATTTGATACAGTTTATTAAAAAGAGTAGATAGTATCCCTATGTTTCAACTACCGATTGTAACCTATCCGACTCGTACCTTTCGTTTGGACTCATCACATCAATATGCGGATCGTGCGTTTCAATCACTTACCAAGCATCATGTACCTCGTCAACGTGTCTATGGGGGCATTCTTCACACGCCCCATCCTGATCCTGAACAAATACGATACCTCCTTGTTCAGGGTCGATATTCTGGAAAGTGGTCGTTTCCAAAAGGGCATTCGTATGAGGGAGAAGACCCACTAATATGTGCGCGTCGTGAAATTGCGGAAGAAACTGGACAAACGCATCTTCCTGATCCAGTTGAATACATACGTTTAGGATATGGTAATTATTACGTATTTGTATGTCCATTCATGTATATTCCTATGCCACAGGATACGGCTGAAATCATGGGAACAGCATGGGTTACATTGAAGGAGATGGGTACACTTAATCTGAATGTAGATGTTAGCCGTTATCATAAGAAGAAAACAAAACAATTGGAGAAAGATGGAATGGATGTGTGCCAAGAAGCCAACAAAATATAAGGAAAGGTAGTAGGGGATGTTACATGTCAAGACAGATGAAATCTACGGAAAAAATGACGTGGTGAATTCCAATGATTTGCGAAAACACATTGTGAGTATCGATTCGCGTTTTCGTAAAACAAGCGTAGAACCGTCCACTGATTTTTCATATCATTTCGCGCATCCATATAAAAATGTAATCAAAGCCCGTGTCGCATCAGTAGAGATTCCCAATGGATTTTATCATTTCTCGAAGGTCAAGAAAAATACAATGTTTCGTCTGGACGCAACTGATTATCTGGGAAACCGCCATTTTTTACAGGTTACCATTCCTGATGGAGATTATACGCCATGTGAACTGGTAGAAACGGTACAGGAACAGCTAGATGCGATTAAGGATACATATGGCCTTTTCTTTCGAATGATGTATAACACAAGAAGTCGAAAGGTTACGTTAACTCACGATGGTTCCGCTCCGCCGCCGTGCCCTCCAGGACCGACCCATTGCCCTGTGACATTTGGATTAACGTTTGCGATGATAGGGCTAGAAGATCGATATTATGATTTTGGTCTAGGATACAATCTAGGGTTCAACAATCATTTCTACGCAGTCGATGCGCCGTTTTCGATCACAGGCGAGTCATTAGTATCCGTAAAACGAGATCAGTATTTTCTTTTGGCGATCGATGATTTTTATACAGTAGAACACAAAACCGATCAAACATATATTCAGTGTTTGGCAAAGATCTTGAATAAACAAGATCAAAATGGGATCATTTTTGATGATGGATACACGGTTCTCTCGAATGATATTATATTTCCAAGACCGATCGATTTGAAACAAGTTCGTGTTCGTCTATTGGACATGTATGGTCAGCCGATCGATCTTCATAATCTTAACTTTTCGTTATCATTGGAAATCACAGAAGTGATGAACGTTCAATTGTATGACAACTATCGAACGTACTTATGGAATCAACCAGAACCGAGAGCGGTAAAACACACAAGCGGGTCTTCGGCAGGCATCGCGCCGCCTGCGTTAAATTATAATTAGTGGGGCTACCTCCTCACATGATAACAATCTATCGACTTAAAATCTTAGAAATAAATATATGGCTGCCGCAGACGAACGTACGATTATCCACTATTCCCCAACCAAACTCCCTAAGCTTGAAAGTTTTACATTTAGTCAAGCGAAAATACAAGCAATGATTGGTAAACCAATGGGATTTTGGTATGCCTACGGAGAGGATTGGAAACACGTTGTGAATTCTGGAAGAGCAGGTAAAGATCGTGCGACCACGTATCGTTATGTATTTACCCTTCCAGAAAGTACCTTTATTACAAATGTTGCCGATGTATCACTTGACAAAATCTTAGAATTATCAAGAACAAATTTTGACGATTTTATGAAGAAGTATGCGACGGATAAATATCGACATAGACCTACAAAAGATGAGGCGTTGAAGATGGCTTTTGATTTAATGATGCGGAATGGCAAAAGTGCTGTCTTTGATGAATTAATTGATGGTGATGAAGAGTTTAGTGGATTTTGCCATAACTTGCTGGTTGAGAAGAACCCAAATCTTACCAAGATCGTGAAAAAAGTAAAGAGTGAGTTTCCACATATCGTTCCTAAGTTTAAACCATCCTATAAAGCATTGGCGTTAGATCATGTACCATCGTACTATTGGGTACAGTTCTGGGAAAATGTGTCAAAAACATTGGGAGGTGTCGAGTTCCACACCGATTTGTTTGACATTGATATATGGAATGATATTTATCTTCCTTGGACTAGTAAACTCGATATCCGTTCTGGTCTTATGTTTTATCCAGAGACCTTTCGTAACGGTGTTATCATGGAACAATTTCAAGCGACCGTGTTTGGTGGTAAATCAATCAAACGACGTACACTACGTAAGAAGGGAGGTCGAAGAAAGACATTTAAAAAATCAAAATAATTTTACCAACCCCAAATGTAGACATCTAAAATGAAAACTCAGAATGAATAAAGAAATCAGTTCCTTCCATATTACGATATCCAAGTGACCTAAGTAGATCAAGTAGCTCAGACGCAGACACATTGAAGTTCTTTTCGGAAAGACCGCATAGCTCAGCTTGGATGAGCGGTTTCCACTTGGTAATCAATTGTAGCGCACTGCGAATCACGAAGACCTCTGCGCCCTCGGTATCAATCTTGATGAAATCAACCTCGCTTAGGTCTTCTTCATCTAAAATCTTGGTAGCAATCGTACCAGTCGTATCTTCTTTAAAGAAAATACAACCTGTATTATCGGCATTGTGAAAGGTAGGTGTTCCTTGTACGTGACGATCGAGAATCGCGCAATTCTCCACACAAACATTCGTTACGCCATTGTGATTAATGTTTTGAACACAAAAATCATAGTTTTCTTTGGTTGGTTCGTATCCAACCACGCGTGAAAAGATGCGGGAATAGGGTAACGCGGTGGTACCAATGTGAGCACCGACATCAATCATGGTACGTACACGTTCGGGATATACAGCAACGTATCGTTTCACGATATCGAGATTGGGACGCGCACCATAGGGCTCGGAGGTACCTTGTGCGATATTGATAAGAAAACCAGGATCGTTTGTAAAATAAGTAAATCCGTCCCAGCTAGCCGATGACATTCTAACAATAGAAAGCAGGCTAATCTTTAGATCTGTCTATCACTTAATCTCCACGTACCTTCTTCTTGGATGACCTGTTTGAAGTAGGATTTCATATAGAAATAAATAAACTTATCGTCTGGATCTGTATGATAACACCAATATAATGGCCAAAGTCTGCGTATAAGAATGGTAGCTTCTAATTCATAAATAGGTTCTGATTTCCATTGAATAGAATGTATGAGATGTCCATTTCGATAAGAATGAGTAATCATTCCGTCTTCTGTGAAGGACAGGATGATATTTAATATATCGTAGGGGAACTGTGGAAGTATCTGAGCGAGCTCAGACATGCCTACTGATAATGTATATTAAAGGTACGACACTATACTATTAGTAGTTAATGAAGAAGGTATTGGATGAGAGAGAATATTGTGATCTGGAGTGTCTGATCAACGGATCATTTTCACCGCTGATTAGCTACATGAAAAAAGAGCAATATCAGTCATGTCTTCAAACCATGCGTGTAAACAACCACGTATTTCCGATTCCGATCACATGTTCTGTTCCAAGTAATGTAGAATACGGTACAGTACTTGAACTAGTATCAGATACAGGTGTTAGATTGATCGAACTGGTAGTGGAGGAATGTTGGGAGATCGATCTGGATAGTGAATGCCAAGCTGTATTTGGATCAACGGATTCAAACCATCCCTATATTCAATATTTGCGATCCAAAACGGATCGATATTATGTATCAGGAAAACTTACTGCGGCATGTCATACGTTTTATCATAATACATTCGCATCATATCGTTTAACACCAAAAGAGATCCGATCAAAACAACAGACTCCACTGATCGGGTTTCAGACACGTAATCCACTTCATCGTTCACACATTGAATTGATTAAGAATGCCATCAAAAAAGTTCCAGGAGCACATGTTCTCCTTCATCCAGTAGAGGGTGTGACACAGGAATGCGATGTTCCATTTCCGATCCGAATGACGTGTTATAAGGAGGTTCTTCCTTATCTTCCTAATGTCACACTATCAATTCTTCCGCTAAGTATGCGTATGGCAGGTCCGAGAGAGGCAGTATGGCATGCGATCATTCGTCGAAATTATGGATGTACACATTTTATTGTGGGACGCGATCATGCGGGTCCGTCCTATAAGACGAAGGAAGGAAAATCATTCTATGAACCATTGGAGGCACAGCGGTTGGCTTGCCAACTTCAATCAGAATTGGGGATCGAGATCCTGACAAGTGAGGAGGTGGTCTATTGTGAAGACATTGATGAATACAAAGAGATTAGTCAGACATCATCGAATATTGTAAAGAGCATTTCAGGAACAGCGTTTCGAACAATGTTGGAGTCTGGATCAGATATTCCATCGTGGTATTCTTATCCGAAGGTGATTCAAACGCTACAAAAATACTATAATCAACCCCGTGGAACGTGTTATTATTTTGTAGGACTTTCAGGTTCAGGAAAGAGTACACTCGCAGAAATCTTGAAAGCCAAACTAGAAGAAATTACACCACATCGTCCCGTTACACTCCTCGATGCGGATATCATTCGAACCCATCTGTCAAAAGGCTTGGGGTTTTCAAAGGAGGATCGATCGCTAAATGTTAGACGAATTGGGTATGTGGCATCTGAAATTGTGAAGCATGGTGGAACAGTGATTGTGGCAAACATTGCGCCCTATGAGGAGGATCGGCAATTCAATCGAAAGATCATTTCCCAGTATGGAAAGTATGTTCAGATTTATGTGAATACACCGTTAGAGGAATGTGAGCGCAGAGATGTGAAGGGATTGTATAAAGCGGCGCGGGCGGGAACGATCAAACAATTCACAGGAATTAGTGATCCGTTTGAAGTACCTGTCGATTCAGAATTGACACTTGATTTTAAGTCGATCGGTCAAATGGAACTCACGATGTATCATATGTTGGAGCTCTATGTAAAAACAGAGTGAACCATTTCGTACCCAAAGGTTGTAAAATCCTTTTCATACACTTTGTTGATGTATTCGATGGTTTCAAGACTAAGATCTTTAATGCTTGCTCTTTTTTGTGATACGTTTATTCGTTTTCGTAATTCAATAGAATAGTTATATTTTTTCATTAATTGACTAAACTCTTCATCTAAATTTTCGAAACGCAATACATGAATAGTGTATTTTGTTTCTAAATATTTATATTGTGGTGTAATATGTTGACCCGACTCAATAAATCCCATTTCGATATCAGAGATCATGCGATTTAAATAAACATTGACGTCCATTTCAGCACCACTCCAATTGTATTCAGATACCGCTCGTTCATATGGATTGCGTACTACCATAAACCAATCATACTTATTTTTCATCGTATCATTTTTAAGAGCAGGACTTTTGACGTCGGATAGTAATCGATGACAATGAATACCTTTTCCATAATCTGTATCCATCATTCCCCATTTTATCTGTGCCTGACCATTTGCGGCGGCGGCAATGGATTGGCCACCCGTTTTTGAAACATGGATGAAGCGCAATGGTTTCATTTAATTAAAAATAGAATTAAAATTAATTAATTGCGACGCGTCATGCCGTATTATTATCAATCAGTCGATTTCCATTTATAAAGCATCTGTTGAGAGAGCTGATGTCCCATTTTCTTTCCAATTTCAATTAACATACTGGGAGGAGAATTAAAATCAAGAGAAGAAATGTAAATGTGTCGAAGCATAGTAAGGGTTAATCCTTTCTGTGAGAGTTGAAACAATTGTTCACCTGCCCACTTGGTAAATCCGTTACGTGTGAAGGGTTCTCCATTTTTATTGATGAATAAGTATTTGCGAGGAGAAGAAGCAAGAGAGAGAACGAGTTGACGATGAAGTTCATCGGGTAGATCATGTGAAATCTCTTTATAGATTTTACTTGTTTTAAAGTCAGTGATGACGAGGCGTGACTTTCCTGCCTCGTGAAAGATATAATTGGGTTCAGTGGGCAGTTCTCCAAATGGTATAATCTGTGTGGCAAAGTAATCTGCGCGAACGGGTGGAATATGAGTATAGAATCCAATGAGGAGCTTTTGAATGGACCCGTCTGAAAGTGCGTCGCGTAGTCGAATGAGTTCCGCAAGGGTAAGGGTAGAGCCAGATTTGAGTGCCTGTCCAGGAGAAGGTTGTTGTTCCAAACGATATGCATAGGCGTGCTGATAGGTAATTTGTCGAAGCTCTTTCCATCGCATGTCGGCTTTTTGTAGAGTAACATGATCTGCGGAAGATAGTAAGGCGGGATTGGCTTCAACAGCTGCCATGATAGCTTTGATAAAGTTATTGACCATGGCGGCACTATTGTGATGAGTAAGATCAAGATGTTTACGAAGAAGAACAACAGAATAATTGGGATGGGTATAGAGAAACAATAACGTAGATTGATCGGAAGGAAAGAGAGATAACCATCTCACAACTTGCGACTGATATGCCTTATAGGTAGACGGCTTGAGATGAGTATGTTCAAAGAAGTTCATAATTATATAACATATACGTTGTTTATATGATATCAAATTTAGTATTTATGGTAAACTAAAAGTGTAAGTAAAAATATTATGTTTAATATATTTATAAAGACTTTAATGAAGTATTCTGCTCAATCCATTTGCTAACTACTTCAAAATCATCTGTATTTTTTTCAACGTGGATAATATCGTTATGAGAATTAAGAAGTCCAAACCCAAATGCGACAAATCCATCAATATCAGTAGAATGTAAATGAATAGTATATTTATCAGGCATGATTTGAACAGATTGAATAAAGTTTTGGCTGATAAATCGGTTTGATAAACGAAGGAATCGCATAATAGGTTACATATTAACATAATAACACACAACTTCAATTTTAATGTATAAAAATTGATTACACAACATTTATACTAAATATAGTAACCCATGACAACTATAGAAAGGAGACAGTATAAAAATATAAGTAAATTATTGACGGTGCGTATGGAGTATATGGATATGAAGGGAGAGCGTGAGTTGATAAGGGAGAGAGTGGTAAGTGAATATAGTAAGAGATATGGTCAGGTGATGAGGATGTATCATG